ATGCAATGTACGATGCCAATGACGAGCTTATATATATAGGTCAGTCAAAGAATGTAAGAGGACGTATATACAAGCACCCTAAAAGGGGTAAATTAGCTTATTTAAAGGTAAGGGCAACTGATACCATAGATGAGCGAACAAAGCTCGAAATTCGCCTGATTCAAAGGCTAAAGCCAAAGCTAAATAAACAGTTATATAACAAGATTACCAATCAAGAGACTGTTAAGATGAGACTGAGCCTTAGAGAAGATCTTGTTAGAGCATTACGAGTCTATGCTACGATGCATCAATGCAGTATGTCGGATGCGTGTTACTTGGTAATGCGTGAAAACTTAAAACAAGAACTAGAATTTGTAAAGGAGTACGAAAATGGCGAGGACTAAAGCGCATGGTGGCAGTTATGTAACAAAAAAAGGCAAGAAATGTCGGTCAGTTACCACGATTTTGGGTAATAATCTTGGTTGGAACAAGCAAGTATTGATAGGATGGGCTAGAAGACAAGCATTATCAGGTTACGACCCTGAATTGGTGCTGAAAGAGGCTGCAAATATTGGAACTTTGACCCATTATCTCGTGGAATGCGACATAAAGAACGAAGTTCCAAAGACCTCAAGCTATTCTGCCGAGCAAATTGAGAAGGCAAACAATGGATTTGAGGCTTTTAAGCAGTGGAGAAAGGCATACAAGCCAAAATTTATCGGCACAGAGCTAGTTTTGGTCGATGAAGAGCTAGAAGTAGGCGGTACAGCCGACCAAGTTGCAAAAATCGGTGGTGAGGTAGTTATTGGAGACATAAAAACGAGCAAATTCCTGTACGATGACCATATTATACAGCTTGGTGCATACTGCCATATGTACGAAAGGATGCAACCAAAGGCTAAGATTGAATATGGGTATGTATTAAGGCTCGATAAGAATACAGGTGCGTTCACGCATCATAACATTAGTCGCAAACAGCTAGACTGGGGATGGAAGGTATTTAAGTGCTGTTTGGAGCTTGATAAGCTAAAACCTTAAAATATTAGGAGGGAGAGTGGATTATCTTAATTTTTTTAGTCAATACCTGGATGGTATTAAACAATCTCATGGTAACGAATATATTGCGAAATGTCCTTTTCATGAGGACACCAAGCCTTCGTTTGGATTCAATGTGGAGAAAGGTGCGTGGATCTGCAGAAGTGGATGTGGTCAGGGTGGTATTAGAGCATTCAAGGAAAAAATGGGTATAGAAGACACGAAGAAGGTGTATGCTCCGAAGCCAAGGTTCGATGCGGTCGAGAAATTTAAACTTGTCGATGAGTCGTGGGCTACCTTGATGTTTGCGTACCAAGATTATTTTCTAACCAAGTTTATGGCAGGGGCTGAGAAGAAATATGGGTGGAAAAAAGATGTGGTCAGCAGTTGTTTAGTGGGATTTGATGTGAAAAAACAATGTTTGGTATTTGGTATTCATGATATAAAAGGTAGATTGGTTAATATTAAATGGCACAAAAAACATGGAATTAAAGGACACAATGGGAATACAATCTATCCGATGTATATGTTTGGTAAGTACGACCTTCGTAAGCCATTATTAATCGTAGAGGGAGAAAAGGATGTGATTACAAGTATTTCGCAAGGACATCAGGCAATATGTTTGACCGCAGGGTGTATGAGTAAGATTCCTGTTCAGTATATCGATGTATTACGCAAGTTTGAGGAGATTCGTGTGATGTATGATAATGATGAGGCAGGAGTCAATGGTTCGCTCAGTATCGTGGAGCAATTGAGCCATGGGTAGAGTGAAGACAGTCGTACACCCTAATGGGTCAGAAATTGGGCAAGATATTACCGATCATGCAGAGAATGGTGTACGCATTGACGATATACTTAGTCAGGGCAAGAAATCATTTGAGGTTACCACTGCTGCGGACCTACTAAAAATAACACCAAAACCTGTAAACTGGATAGTAGAGGACCTAGTTGCTAAAGGTGTGAAGACAGTGATCGGTGGTATGACAGGTGCTAATAAGAGTTACTTTGTAATGGAGATGGCTGTACGGATAGCGTGTGGTATTGGAGAGTTCATGGGTCATGCGATAAAGAAAGATTATAGTGTATTGTATGTGAACCTGGAGATATCGAACGACGAGGTCAATCGCAGGATACAGAAAATCATATCGAATCTCCATGTAACGCAAGAAGGACTCCAGAATTTACACATCAATGTGTTCGATAATGAGACATTCGATGATGTGTGGGAAAAAATAGGAAACACAGTAGAGAAAGTCAAACCGCAGTTGCTGATAGTGGACAATCTATATGCGAGTACGAATGTAAATCTATCGAGAAACGATGAGATCAAGAAGTTGTTGCGTAGGATTGATAATGTGGTGACTGCGAATGACATATCGCTGATACTTGTGGCTCACTTTAATAAAAGCATGGGTGAGACCGAGTTGAGCCTAGAGCGTATGCAGGGTGCGAGTAGTCTGCAGAATTGGATTGAGTTTGGGATATTGCTTGGCAGAAGCTCGGTAAATACGGAGTATCGATTGATGCGCATTGTGAAGAGTAGGATTAGCAATGCATCGCACCATCATTTTCTGCTGCAATGGTCGAATGATACGCATTTGTTTACGAAGAAAGGTATCGTTGAGAATCCTTCGGTTCACTTTATGCCTGTAAACAAATTGGGTCAATATAAAGAGGCTTTGGATGAAATGGATGACAGATTTGATACATCGAGATTTCTAAATGTGGTCGAAAATCAGTTCAATTTGACACGCAGGACAGGAGATCGATGGATTGCTGATTTGCTTACAGCAGGGTTGATCAAGAAGGAAAAACAGGGCTTATTTAAGAAAACAGACCTAGAAATTATCAAAGATGAATCGTAACACACCCTATGTCGTAACTGTCGTAACTGTCGTACTTTACGACACGAACGACATTTTTTAGTAGTTTACGACAGATACGACACTGTGTGTGTGTAGACAAAGTGGAAAATAAAGAGAAAACCGAAAAAACCTTTGAAGAGCTAATTGACCCTTCGTTCCATAATATTATAGACCCTGAGTTCCATATTATTAAAGAGGATAGCCCATGCAAACATGCAGATTCAGGGAAATGTCCATATGCTTACCAAAATGAACAGGATGTAGTCCATTGTAAACTAGCGATTACATGGCATCCTGTTACGGAAGTCGATGAAATGACCAAGTGTTTTAAGGGTAAATATAATTACAACAGGGATAAGCTTGCAGCCAGAAATAGACTTCGGAAGAAATTTCCAGGTATTGAGGAAGATACCCTCTCGTTTTAATTATTAGAATAAAGCCTATTGATTATCGCAGTAACTACATTGGTCGTAACTGCATTTCCTAAACATTTATAGCGTTGAGTATCTGAGATTCCTTCCGTCCAATCGTCAGGAAATCCTTGGAGTCGTTCGCATTCCCTTGGGGTAAGCCTACGGATCTGAGAGTCCTGAAGTGTGTGTTGTTGCATACCTGTGTCGATAGTTTGAGCGATTTTCTTACCTACCCTTCCACGCCTAGTATTAGAGTTAGGAACAGATAGATTAATAGAATCACCTTCTTCAGCAACTGCGTAACCCTTTTTCGTTGCCTCTCGCACTTGGACTTGGTACAATCCTGTCTTAGCACCAAGCCCTCTACCATGCGCATTTATTGTTGCAGCTATCCCTTGCGTATCATATACCCTTCCCCAAATAGAATTATGACCCTTAGTGTCTATATTGCCTATTTGTTTTAATTTATTCTCTATAATATATTGTTCACCCATCGCATGAACACCACGCTTATAATTACTCGTTATCGTTGATGATACTTGGCTACTTTCTGACCTTTTCGATTCTCTGCTCGTATCAGATATTTCTTTGCTTTCTCCGATAGGAAATATTTTGGGTCTACTTGTTCCTCTAAGATGTCCGACAATATACACTCGTTCCCTATTCTGTGGGACTCCGAAGTTCTTACTATTAAGTATTTCCCATTGATACTCATACCCCAAGTCGGAGAGAACCCCAAAGATTGTCTGTAAAGTTCTTCCCTTGTCATGAGAAAGTAGACCTTTAACGTTTTCGAGTATAAAATATTTGGGTTTTTTCTCGGAGAGAATCCTTGCGATATCAAAAAAGAGCGTACCTCTTGTGTCGTTGAATCCTTTTCTTTTTCCTGCCATGCTGAAAGCTTGACAAGGAAATCCTCCAACGAGTAAGTCGAAGTTTGGTAATTCAGTTTCATTGATTGCTGTTGCATCTCCATAATTTTTTATTCCTTTAAAATGTTTGTTATAGATTTGGATCGCGTATTTATCTACCTCGCTAAAACCTACCATTTTATACGCAAGATTAGAATTAATGAGTCCGACTTCGAACCCACCAATTCCTGTGAACATAGAAAATACCCTGAGGGGTGTATTATTAGCCATCACTTCACCTCACTTTCTAGCTCTGTATAAAGTACGAGTTTATCTTCATCTAGCTTTTGAATAATATCCCAATCTGCTGTAAAGTCTGATTTACTTTCTTTACAATTGTTCCAAGAAGTAACAATTAGCTCATTAGATATACTTGTATCTATATAAATAGTTTGACCCTTGATATCTACATATAAAGAATTTTCACCTCTTATATCGATTTTAACACCATTGTGATTAAATATTTTACTCATAGTTCCACCTCATCATCTATACCTTCAAGTTTAATATTATAATCATTCGCTACTTTTTTAAGTAAGATCTCAGTATAATGCCTTTTATCCCTAGTCATTTCTAGAGTATAACCATGTGTGAATAGATATTCAATCGCATCAAGGCAATCTTTCTTTGATACTTTGTTTAGTTGTTTACCCATTATTTTACCCTTTCGTTATTATTATTAGAATCAATATTGATAAATATCTCTTCATAGCAATCAATACAAAATTCTTCATCATCAACAATTTCGTACATATAAAACATACGCTCATCTTTTGAATGGTCAACAATTCTACTGCATTCATTACAAGTTGTTATTATCATAAAATTACCCTTTCGTTATTATTATTAGAATTTAAAAATTACCCTGCGTAGCTCATTATTAAGATCTTTTGCTACCTTGCGTAAAATATTATTAAAAATAAAAATTACCCTGCGTAAAATATTATTAAAAATAAAAATTACCCTGCGTAAAATATTATTAAAAATAAAAATTACCCTGCTTAAAATATTATTAAAATAAAAAAGCCATAATTAGCAAAACATATCCTAGAAAACATAAAAAGCAAAAGCCCAAAAACTCTTTTATAAATTCTTTTTTATTCATTTTAGATTCCTTTCGTTTTAACCTAAGACAACCCCAAAATATTTTGAGGTTGTTTCGTTCTTTCGAACTCATCAGTTAGGATTTAATGAATAATTAAGCCCACATTGTTTGATTTATTAAACCATCTAGTAGCATATAAATCAAACTCTGAACTGTCTTTATAGTTTGCTTTTTTAAGGGCTTTTAAACTTCCAAAGATTTTAGTGTGTCTATCCGTTTTTTTATTTATAAATTCTCTTTCCTTTCCACTGTCAGAAAATATAAAATCGAAATTTATTGGAATTGATTTTAAATTTTTAATCATATTTACCTCATTAGTGTATGAATAAAATTTAACGTTCGGATTTTGTTTAGCAATTTCAAACCATTTTAAAAGATATTCTTTCGAGTAATAGTCGCCTGAATCGTGTACTCTAACAAATTCCGCTTTTTTATCTTTTATATCTTTACTTATCGCTGCAACAAAATCATCCTTGAAAGTAGCTTGTAATTTCAATTCGCTCCATTTGCTAGAAAATTTGTACATACCTTTTTGAGCATAGCAAAATTTTATACAAATATCTGCACTCGGACAAGTTGTAAAACCTGATTTTGATTTATAGGCCGGTATTGAAAAATTAAATAGCTTTACATTGAAATGTTTAGCTGTTTTTCTTATTTTATTATTTTGTGTTAATAGATTCATTTTAATGGTTTCCTTTCGTTTCATTGTTGACAATTTACACACAAATAGCATAAAAAGCAAAATTTTTTAATCTGTAAACAAACAAACAGAAATCAAACGGAATCTATAAAAAGAAAGTTATAGAATCGCAGCGTGCATTTTAGAGAATAAACAAAAGAATAATATATTCTTTTTTAATATAATTATACATAAATTTACTATACATAAACCAGGGGTAGGGGGTGCCATACCAAGGGCAGCCTTTCTACTGGCCTCTACTCGCCTGTAAAAATTTTCCCAACTTTTGTAAACAAAAGGAACACACATGGATTGGATATCAGAAGACTCGGTAGAATCGCTAAACGAAGCAATGGAACTCGCATCGGAGTACAGCGACAAGATGAAAGCGTTTCGATCAGGTCTCATTGAGCCTGAACTCAGAAACTTTCAACTTGCAGCACACAAGGCATACGATATGTTTTCTAGCAGAGAAAAGGAAGTGTTTCTGATGAGACTGCGCAATCATTCGTTTCCACTTATCGCATCCCAAATAGGTGTTAGCGTATCATCAGCAAAGACCTACTGGAGACGTTGCCTCTCTAAGTGTAATGGACTGTTCCAGGATGTAGCCTTTATGGATATTATTGATGAGTAGAAAAAAGACAGGCTACAAAGCCAAAAACATAGACCCAGACAAGGTACAAATGCTATCTACGATGGGTTGTAGTATTACAGAAATAGCACGATTCTTCGCTGTAGATGAATCAACGATTCGCAACAAGTTTAGGGATGAACTGCAGGTAGGCAAGGAACAGATGAAGATAAAACTTCGCCAACTCCAATGGAAACACGCTGAGAATGGCAACACCGCACTATTGATATTCCTCGGAAAGCAATACCTCGGACAATCTGAGAAGAACGAGGTAGAAATGTTCGGCAACATGGAAGCAGTCTTGCGTGAATGCGGATACGAGGAAAGCCCTATAGAAAAAGCATACGAAGAGGTAACGAGCAATCAAGATACTCAACCGAAAAAAGCTCTGGAAGTTGGTAGGGTATGAACCTACTAGCAATCAACTAGCAGTACATAATTCAAACGCTCGTTTTCGTGTAAACATACAAGGGAGACGTTCAGGTAAATCTTTTGGTGCAGCTATGGAGATACTGCCATATCTACTATCGCCCAAAACTAGGGGTTGGATAGTAGCACCGAACTACGATATGTGCGATAAGATCGCTAGACTTGTCAAAGAAGCCATTATGATGAAACTCAGGCTTCCTATCGTAGCAAAGAAAGAAATATCAGGACAATTGTACTACGCTAAGATTGGTGGACTGGAATCGGAGATAGCGATACGCTCGGCAGACAACCTGGACTCCCTAGTAGGAGAAGGTTTGGACTATATGGTCATTGATGAGGCTGCCAGTATCAAAAAGATTACTTGGGAACAATACTTGAGACCAACGTTGTCCGATAGAGAGGGTTGGGCGTTATTCACGAGTACTCCTCGAGGATTTAATTGGCTGCACGATTTGTGGGCTAGAGGAGAGGACAAGAATTACACCGATTGGCAATCGTGGCAACATCCGTCAACCGATTCGCCATATTTTAAGGATGACGTTGAACAACTAAAGAAGGAATTGACGTATGAAACATTTGCTCAAGAGTATATGGCTGCATTTACAACGTTTAGTGGAAAAGTATACGACTTACAACGAGATATCCATGTCAGAGACGACATACAGTATAACAGTTCCTTACCCACATACTGCTCAATCGACTTCGGCTATCGTATGCCCTCAGTGGGGTGGTATCAAGTCGACTTCAACTACGAAAAGCCTAGGGTCTACGTTATCGATGAAATTTGTTTTGAAGAGAACATAAGAACTGAAGAACTCGCACGAATGATTAAAGCAAAACAATATCCAGTCCTAACGTACTACGGAGATCCTGCAGGTGCAGGTACTCAAGCGCAGTCAGGTATCGGAGATATAGAGATATTTCGTCAGCATGGCATGAGAGTTCGTTATAAGACCGATAGGATATCACGCAATATACCGAATGGTGTATCCTTGGTCAGATCGTGGTTTGAGGATGCGAATGGAGAACCACATATATTCTTCGCATCTAACTGTAAGGGAGCGATAGAAAGCACTGAAAATTATAGATATCCAGAGAAGAAGGCAGACCAAAGATTAAAAGAAGAGCCACTTAAAGATGGTCGATATGACCACTTTTGTGACCAAATGAGATATATGTTCGTAAACCTATTCGGTATTAAACAGAAACAGGCAGGAGTAATAGACTGGTGATTATAGATAGTTTATCCAAAACAGCAGTGATCGATGCACTTTCAGATCACTTGGCAGTCGTAGAGACAGAGCGTACGCAAGAGCGAGAGATGTTCCTTGATTTCTACGAGGGAATCAATATGGAACATTACATCGGTAAGTTCTTTGGTAACGATACATTGAGACAAGTTCCGATGTTCCAACAGAACCTTACACGCAGAGTAGCGAAAGCCAGATCAATGGCATACAAGCGACCTCCCAAGATGAATGCTTCGGATGCGTACATGAACATGGTTGACTTATCAGACCTAAACTCCAAACGCAGAAACTTAGAAGCCTTAACATTTTTATTAGGCACAATGGCATTTAAATCAAAATGGAACGAAGCGTTACAAAAGGTTCAGTATGATATGCTTCCATTCTTTGAGCCTATGTTCATGAAGGGTGAGCAAAAGCCATTTGGCGTGATATACGCTTTGCAAAATCAGGGAGACTCAAGAATAGAAGAAGAAGAATTCGTGGTTTGGACAGAAGAGCGTGAAGGCTTACCTGCCAAACACTTTGGAATAAAAGGTGACGGAGAAGTCATTCACTATAATGAAAATGACGAGAATCCTTACGGACTGTTACCTGTTACATTCTGCCATCGTGGTTCAGTCGTTAGAGACTGGTTTACCAACGGAGCCGAAGATGTGGTTAAAGCAGACTTGTCGGTCAGTGTAGCTATGACAGAACTAGCGTTGGCTATTCGTTTTGGAGCCATCGGTATCAAATTCATCACAGGTGTTGATGATGCATCTCGTATTGAGATTGGTGTCGATAAGGTACTATATCTACCTGAAGGTTCCAACTTTGGTGTGACTGCACCTGAAGGAAAACTATCCGAAATCATCGAATCGGTGAAGTTCATGGTAGCAGCAACACTTAACAATAATCACCTTCGTATCAAATGGGCTGACTCGCATGGCAACGCACCATCAGGTGAAGCACTTAGAATACAAGAGCTTGAGAACGTTGAAGAACGAGTGGGTGCGATTGAAGACACTTGGAGACCATGGGAAAAGCAACGTTTTGAGATTGACAAGCGTATTATTGAGGTAAAGACAGGCAAGAGTATACCTGGTGATTATACTGTAGATTTTACCGAACCCACTTATCCACTTAGTCCTAAAGATGAAATGATGTATTATGATTGGCTATGGAAGAATGGCTTAGATACTAAAGCAAACTATCTGATGTCTAAAGACCCAGATCTTACACCTGAAATGGCTGAAGAAAAGATTCGCAGGTCGGAAGAAGCGATGAGTCAAGGGAGTGCATTAGTCACACGACTGCTAAATAATGGATGATATCATTAATGGTGTCGTAGCTGATTTTCAGTCAGACTTAGAACAAGCCATAGACCAATTCTCACAAGAAGCGCAAGAGCTTCAAGATGATGGTCTGTCTTATGACCAAATATTAGCAGCTCTAGGTGTCTTATCGATAGCAGACTATATCCTACAAGACCTAAGAATGCAAGGTGCTATCAATCGCTACATGGCAGGTATTGATGCAATTTTTCAAGGCAAAGCTTTGTTTGGTCAAATGACACAAGCAGAGGTTTTGGCACTTCGCAATATGTTCAACAGCTCTATAACAAATTATGTGGTCTCATTAGGTGATGAAATTCGCTACACTGTCGCTAGTGGCATAGGCAGAGGTTTGAAATTACCTGAAATTAAATCCCTCGTCAAGCGTAATATCTCGCTTCTGCCTAGTGCTACCGAAAAATACATATCTACGACAATGGCTACGTTTTCACGAGCAATCACCGCATCCATGCTACAGACTGCACCGAACACCAGATTGGTATACGTCAATCCTTTGGATGATAAGACTAGACCTGTATGCAAAGCAATGTTAGCTGCAGGGTCTATGACAGCAGAGGAAGTGGAGAGGCGTTTTCCTGGAGCCTTGGTAGATGGTGGTGGTATCAACTGCAGAGGGTCATGGGAAGCGGTGTCGGTAGACAAGGGTATTCAAAATAAGGCACAAAAGCTCACAGATAAATTTAAAAAGAAACCATTAACAATACAGCAATACTATGAAACTAGAAACCGCTCTTAAGAGATCTGTAAACGTGCCAAAAGGTTTTCATAGTAGACAGGCTAGAAAACTACAAAAAGGTCTCAAGAGAGAGTTTAGCAAAGGCAATGATGTTCATGGAGAAAGATTTCAGCCATTATCAAAGGGGTATAAAAAAAGAAAGATGCAAGGAATAGCATCTAGGGGTCAGCAAAATATTAGTGGTAAACCTGATATGTTCTTAACTGGACAATTTTTGAATTCTAGTTATTTTAAAAATGTAAAATTTGTAAATAAAAATACAATAAAGATGACAACAGGAATGTCTAGAGAAGGCACTAAAGCATTACAACATTCAGGAAAGATTAAAGCACCATCAGGTTTACCAGTCAGAGCTATCGTGGGTGATCAAGTAGAAGATGATGTAGTCCACCCTAAGTTAAAGAAAGAGTACGTCAAAGCTTATGCAAAGCGCATACGTGGACATTTAAAAAAAGCAGTAAAAAAGGAGTTTCTATGAGTGATCAAGAAACTGTTCAGAACGAACAAGAAGAAGTAGTGGTAGAACAACCACGAGAGCATACTGATGAACAGCACGAAGTCGGTAAGCTAATTCAAGAGTCGAAGAAATATCGCTCTCGTGCGCAGGAAGCTGAAATAAAAGCGAAAGAACTCGAAAATAAACTCAAGTCCATTGAAGAGACGAAGCTCAAAGAGCAAGAGCAGTGGAAGGAACTTGCAGAGAAATACGAGGACGAAAACAAACAATTATCAGCCATGGCGGAAGAAGGACAAAAATTACAAGAGTCCATTCGTCAAGATCTTTTGGGTCAGCTTACTGAAGAGGATCGTGAATTTGCAGATGACTTGTCTACGGACAAACTTCGCAAGTTCGTTAATCGGTCAAGTGTTAAAAAGAATGTCGTAACAAACGAATCTGCTCCAGGTCAAATGCCTTCTACAGGTAAAAGTCCATTTACGGAAATGACACCTGAAGAACGTAAAAAGAAGTGGAGTTCGATTCTTGATAGATATAGGAGCTAATTAAATGGCTAATATTACAACGACTACCGCTAGAGGTTTTGTGGCGGTATAAAATTGCGGAATTAAGCGGGAACCCTAAGTCAAAAGATAAGGGAATCCGAACCGAAGGCTAATCAAAGATTAGTCAGGGGCAGAGCATAGAAGCTGAAAAGATATAACGCTTCCACGAGTCCGCAACAGCAATAGCTGAAAAGATATGCCGAACTTTAGGGAAACCTAAAGAAGTAGAGGATAAAAAGCCTTTACGATAACAGAAGTTGGCAAACTTCATTCCTGAAATTTGGTCAGACGGAGTCAAAAACTACTTAGAGCGTAAGCTCGTCTTTGAACAGCTTGTTGATTCAAGTTACTCAGAGTTAGTGAAAGGTCGAGGTGACACATTTCACATACCCAAACTTTCAGAGAGTTCAGATGCTGCAAAGTCCGCAGGAAGTGCAGTAACTTTCTCTGCTGATACTCATGGTGAAGCACAGCTTACGATTGATCAGCATCGTTACGTTGCAAAACTTATTGAAGATATTGCTTCAGTACAGGCTAACCCAGGTTTGCTTGACAAAGAAGTAAGCACAATGGGTTATTCTCTAGCAAAAACAATGGATGCTTTCATAGAGAGCAAAATTGAGGCTGCTACCACAAATGGAGCTAGTCTTGGTAATGACAATGTTATAACAGCTGCTGAACTTAGAGCAGGAATGAAAACTCTTATGGAGAATGACGTACCTGTTGATGAGTGCAACTTGGTTGTTTCACCTGCATTGTACACTGCTTTACTAGGCATCGATGATTTCGTAGATGCTTCTAAGTATGGCGATGGCGCACCTGCAGCTACTGGAAACATTGGTAGACTTTACGGAATGCCAGTATTCACCAGTACTGTCATGGGTGCTAGTGGAACCACAGGAGTTGAAGTTGGATACATCGTTCACCCATCAAGTGTGAACTTTGCTAGACAGCTTGAGCCAAGAGTACAGTCAGACTACTCAGTAGAGGATTTGGGAACTAAAGTGGTCTCGGATGTTCTATATGGAGCGGTTACAACTTTTGAAGGTCGTATTTACGAATTCAGAAATCCGTAACAGTGATTAAATACGAGGGCGGTCTTAGCATCGCCCTCGTGCTACAAACGAGGGATTATGCCTACATTTAGTTATAAGTGTAAAGCTTGTGATTATATATTTGACGAGCTTATTTTATTAGGCGATGACGAGCCTGATACCTGTCCAAAGTGCAACGAAGAAATTAACAAAGTAATTACTGCCTTTCCTGGAGTTATCTACAAAGGTTCTGGGTATCCAACGAATGATGCTAAAATAGCCAAAGATAATAGAGATATGGTTGCAGGAAAGAAGGTGTAACCTAGCTTGGTATAAATGAATACCAATTAGGAGTTTTCATTGGCAAATTTTAATTCATCACATACTGGAGCAGAAATAGATTCTGCTGTTAGTAGAGTCAAAGATACCGCAGTAATCGCAGGAACAGTCACCGCTAGTAAGGGTATTGTCGTTGATGCCAACAAAGACATATCTGGATTTCGTAACGTAACGCTTACAGGACAGCTACAAGCTGCAACGATAAATCTCACAGGTGACACCACGATTGGTGATGGCGATTCCGATAACATCACGATAAACGCTGATGTAAATTCTAATATTATACCCAACACAGACAATACGTTTGACCTCGGCTCTGCCAGTAAACAATGGAAAGACCTGTACGTCAATGGCATCGGTTACATCGACCAACTTGGTACTGATGCTGATCCGATAGCTATATTTGCATCAAGCGGTGAAATCGATGGTACTGCGATTGGTAGCGAATCTGCAAGTACAGGTGCGTTTACTACAATAAGTGCAAGTGGCAATATTACAGGAAATCTTGTAGGCAATGTTACAGGAAATCTTGTAGGCAATGTTACAGGTAATGTAAGTGGTACCGCAGCTACTGTAACTGGAGCAGCTCAATCTGCTATTACTTCAGTGGGTACTCTTACAGGATTAACTGTTAGTGGTGATGTGAACTTTGATTCTAACACGCTGTTTGTGGATGCTTCAGAAAATAAAGTAGGTATTGATAATGCTACTCCAAGCAGTATGAATGATTCAGGTAATAATTTAGTTATAGGTAGTGGTGCAAGTGGAGATAATACAGGCTTAACTATTTTTTCTAATTCAGATTCTAGTGGCAGTATTCATTTTGCAGATGGTACTTCTGGAGATGAAGCATATAGAGGTATAGTGGCATATACTCATTCAAGTGATGCTATGCGTTTCTTTACATCAGGAACTGAAAAAATGCGTATAAACAGCTCTGGCAACGCAGGTATTGGTACAACAAGTCCTGCAGTTAGGGGGGAAATTAAAAATGCTTCAAGTGGTGCAGTTGCTACTTCAGGAACTACACAAACTAATGGGGTGCTACGGTTATCAAGTTCACAAACTACTGGAGTTATAGATTTTGGCATGAATGGTTCAAATCCATTTATACAAGCAACTGATTCAGGTGGACTAAACAATTTTTATAACTTAGTTTTAAATCCTGCTGGTGGCAACGTAGGTATTGGCACAACAAGTCCACAAAATGATGTGAGTGGATTGCACGTTTCAGTAGCTTCAAGTACAGACCAATTATATCTTGAAAGAACTGGAAGTGGTACTGGTAGATATTATCTTGGCACATCTAACAACTCATTCTTCATAGTAGATGATGCACAATCTTCAACAAGGTTTACAATAAACAGCTCTGGCAACGTGGGCATTGGGCATACTTCTGCTGTTGATACTGATAAACTTTACGTTACTGATGGAGCTTCCCCTTATGCTGGTGCTAACAGAATGATGCAAATAAAAAGAGATGCTACTAATGGAAATGATACAAGTTCTTTTTCTTCTATGTTAATTGGTAACAATTCTAATGGATTTACTATTGGTTACGGAGGAACCACAGATAGATTTAGATTTTTGGATGGAGGTGGTGTAGAAAGACTTACTATTGTTAATGGTGGAGACGTAGGTATTGGCGACACTTCACCTTCAACTGCACTAACTTCTTTTGGCTCTGCTTCAAAAGGTTTATCTATAAAAAATGCACAACCTACTATTTCATTTACAGATTCAGATGTTACAAAAAGAGCGCATATTGCATTTGAAGGAGGTTCGAGACAATTATATCTCTCAAGTCCAGAGTCTGATGGTATAATAACATTCCAAACAGGTGGATTTAATGAAAGGATGCGTATTGCATCTGATGGTGTAATAGTCTCACAACAAGGTATAGAATTTCAAGGTACTGCTCTTGGCTCTGGGCAAACAGGCATAGCTTCAAGTGGTAGTGGTGGTGATTTAAGAATATATACTAATGGAACACAATCAACTACATTTAAGTCTTCAGGTCAGATAGAAACAAATTACGCAGATAATTCTTATAATTTAATTGTAAATGGTCTTGCAAGTTCATCAACTAAGGGAATATTAATATCTGTTGGCCCAAGTTCAGGAACAGTTGACCAAATGTTATTTAGAGATGGTAATAATCATAATTGTGGAGCTATTTTTTCAGATGCAAGTGCTAATACAACAGCATATGGAACTTCATCTGACTACAGATTAAAAGAAAATGAAGTTATCATTCCTGATGGATTAGAAAGATTAAATAGATTAAAGCCATATAGGTTTAATTTTATTAGTGCGCCTGACCAAATTATGGATGGATTTTTTGCACACGAATTAGCAGAACATATTCCTGAGGCTGTAATTGGTGAAAAAGATGCTATGGAAGATGGTGAAATAAAGCCACAGAATATAGATTATGGAAAAATTACACCATTACTTGTAAAGGCTTTACAAGAAGCAGATGATAAGATTGATGCATTAACAGCAAGGATAGAAGAGTTAGAAAATGCGTAAAAGATTAAATCAATGGGCAGATGCAAGTAAGATACTAAACGCTATGGTAATACTTGGTTTTGCAATAGCATTTATGTTTAGCATATTAAGTTGTCAAGATATTTATATTGGTAAAACACACGAAGAATTAGTTCAAGAAATGTTTGAATTAGATAGCTTAATGAAAAAAGTAATTTGGACAGCAGATAGCTTGGGATTGTACAATGATTGAATTGTTGTTAGGATTAGCAATAGGCTTAGTAGTGGGAAGTTCAGACTTAGGTGAGCCAGTTCCCTATCAAACAATAACTTATACCGATAGCAGTAGGATCGTAAAAGTGTACAATACCTCTGCTTTTAAATATCGCTATATGCCAAATACCTATGCTTTTGATTGGAATACAAGTGATTACAGATACTGGGATACCAATATAACTAAGCCAGTTTATGTGAAAACCATTCATGTAAACCCAAAACCTAAACCTAAACCTAAGGAAAGAAAAGAATGAAAGATTGCTGTTGTTGTTGTGGGTGTAAAAAATGACTAAACCTATAGGACAAGATTCAAGTTTAAACATAAGCCTCCCTATGCTTTTTCAAGCAGTAGCAGTAATTGGTGCAATGGTCTGGGGATATGGCGAGTTAAATGGTCGTATATCTTTTCTTGAATATCAAGTAAGAATAAATGAAGAGCATATAGAAGCTATTGAAGAAGATGCTAAAGAAAGTCAAAATGCTGAGATTCCTGCTGATATAAGACAAAATGAAAAGATTAGAGTTTTAGAAGAAGAAGTACAGAGATTGCGTAATGAGCAAGGCAATTAGCGAAGATGCTCAGATTCACATTTCTGTGGCTTTTCTTATCAAAGCAATGGTGGCAGTTGCGGTTGTTACTGGAAGCTGGTATCAAGCACAAATGAAGTTTGCAGAACAGGAAAGAAGAATTAAAGATTTAGAAGATAAAGTGACTGTATTGAATGCAAGTATTGAAGGAATGGAAACACAGCATATACAGAAACTAGAAGAAGAAAACAAAAGCCTAATGGAAAAATTAGGATTAAAAAAAAGATAAGGAAATAAAATGGCAAAAAAACAAAATAAAGAAAACAAGCCAGTTTTAAATCTTGATGGAAAAGAATATGAGATTGATTCAATGGATGATAACCAAAAAGTAATGGTATCTCATATTGCAGACTTAAATAGGAAAATTGAAACTGCATCGTTTAACCTACAGCAACTTCAGTTTGGCAGACAGGCGTTCATCGATGCGCTAAGTAAAGGATTAAAAGATGATAACAAGGATTAACACCATCGACAGAGTGTTAAACGAAGATGAATTGTCCGATGTTTGTAAGGTAGTTCACTATTCGTTTGTTAAAAATAAAACAGTAGGCGAAGGCGATGAAGCTAAAACTTTCTCTGCATCAAGCATTGGTACAGTAGGATTAGATGCTCCAGACTCTGAAAACTTTACAGCTTATGCCGACATCACAGAAGAAGATGTACAAGGATGGGTAGAAGCTAAAATAGGTGCAGATAAACTAGCAGAAATTGAAGCAGGTTTAGATGCACAAATCGCAGAACAAGAAACACCAACAAAAGCAACTGGGAGACCATGGAATGCCTAAAGGAAAAGGAACTTACGGAAGTAAGATAGGAAGACCAAAAAAACGTAAAAAAATGAATAAAAAAAAGAAGAAAAGGTATGGCTATTAAAAGAAAACCATTAAGTGCATCAGTTCAGTCAAATCTAAGAAGGAAAGCGAAGTCTAAGGGTGTTGCATATGGTACTTTAGTAAAAGTCTACAGAAGAGGTCAAGGGGCTTTTCTTTCCGCAGGATCAAGACCAAAAACGACAATGGCTTCTTGGGCGATGGGAAGAGTAAACTCTTTTCTAAGGGGTAGTAGAAAGCATGATACAGATTTAAGGAGAAAACGTGCCAAAAAGAAGAAGAGTACCAAAAGATAAAAAGTCAGGTTTGCCTAAAAAATATTTAAGCGGACTTAGGGGTCGTAAAAGATCTGGTCGTGCTAGTGCGATTAAAAAGGTTTCTAAGCTATATAAGGCAGGTAAGCGTATCCCTAAGAGCCTATTTAAAAGAAGGTCTAAATAATGGCTAAGAATTTAAAAGGTATAAATCTAAAGGGGTTGACAAGTAGACAAAAATCTCAAATGCAATCACACAAAGAACATCACACAAAAAGACATCTTTCTAAAATGGCAACAATGATGCGTAAAGGAAAAACATTTAAACAGTCTCATAACATAGCAAAGAGAATGGTGGGTAAGTGATTACATACAGAGGTGAAAGGTTCTCAGGCTACAACAAACCTAAGAGAACCAAAGGACATCCAAAGAAAAGCCATGCGGTGTTAGCCAAGGTTGGAAGCAAGGTAAAACTTATACGTTTTGGACAACAAGGAGTTTCAGGCGCAGGTAAAAAACCAAAGACAAAAATGCAGAAAGCAAGACGAAAATCTTTTAAGGCTCGTCACGCTAGAAATATTGCAAAAGGAAGAATGTCAGCAGCCTACTGGGCAGATAAGGTTAAATGGTAATGGGAATGGAGAATTGGACAGAAATTGGGTTTGCAGGATTAGCTGCAGGTATCCTTTGGATGACATTCAAATGGATGACCAATGAATTAAATAAAAAAATTGATGACCTACATAACATTATAGTAAAACTTATTGATGCTAAGAATGTTATGACCGATAAGTTTCAGGATCTTAATGATGAGGTTACTGACCAATTAAATTATATTGAAGCTAAGATGGGTAATGGAAGAGGATCAAAACAGAGCAGAAGGGCTAAGAAGTGAAGGTGGCTGAGTACAGAGATGAAATGATGAACCTTTTGGTTAAGGTTGATACCAGGCAAGAAGAAATATTTCATAGGTTAAAAGCGATTGATAATCATTTGGATAAACTAAATGGTAAGGTTGCAGACCATGAATCAACATTAGTGCGAGTAAAGACCATTGGAATGCTTGGTCTGTTCGCAATCCCAATAACAATCAATCTAATAATGAGGTTCGTATGATACAGAAAATGATAATGGAATATCTTTTCAATGGTAAAAACAAAGAGAAAATCATTGATGAACTTAATAAGAACATCAATATTCCAATTATAAACGAAGACACTGAAGAGAAAATCTTAGAAGCTATCTATGGTGTATTTGAAAATGTGATGGGGGATGTCCTATCAAAAAAGTAACATTTGCACAGATTGTGCCTCATGTTCTTAAGCGAGAAGGCGGATATGTAGATGACCCTACAGATAGGGGTGGAGAGACCAAGTACGGAATCTCTAAACGCTCATATCCGCAGTTGGATATAAAGAACCTGACCTTAGACCAAGCACTAGAGATATACAGAAAAGATTATTGGAATCCATCTAAGGTAGAAAAGTTGCCTGATGAGTTAAGAGACGATTATTTTGACTCTGTTGTTAATCATGGGCAGGGAAACGCAGTAAAAATACTACAAAAAGCAGTAAACTCTACCAGAGGCTCAAAAATAGCTGTAGATGGAAAGATTGGTAGAAACACGATAAGAGAATCGAAAAGAGTAAATAAAGAGCGATTTAAGGCATTTAGAACGCTTTTTTATTCTGAGATTGTATTCAAAGATAAATCACAAGAAAGGTTTTACTTTGGATGGTGGAAACGTGCTGTAGGTGTAGACTAAAGGATAATAAGTAATGGATTTAGCAAGAAGATTGAAGATGTTCTTTCAAGATGCGAGAACAATAAAGAAACTTAACGATGATTTATCAATGGTAAATCTTTTAGGCAAACTCACTAATGAAGATGCCGATAAACTCGCAATGCTTTGTCTTATTATTGACAACCTTGATATTCCTGAGATTGATTTGGTTTTTGAAGATGTCAATACAATAGAATCACCGAACATGGGAGAAGCATGACATATTTTGAAGCATACTGCAATACGCAGGGGGACCTACAGGCAATAATTCCTGATATCAATAAGTACGATCAAAAGTTCTTGGTCAGTAACTGGGTATCACACGCAACTAATATATACAAAAGCCATGACTGTGGATATATAGATGTATTGTTTAGAAGTGGAGAAGACTTAGGCAACGAACAATCAGGAGTAAGCGATTTAAACGTAGACGGAGAATGGACATACGATTCTTCAACTGACGTTGTATATATTTATTCATCATCTGATGTATCCGATCTTGTTATGGAAGCAGGTACAGACTGGGACGATTTAAAGACAAAGACAGTCAAAGAGACAGCCGATATGGTTCGCAGTTATGTCGGCAAACCTATCTTAAGGGTAAACAATGCAAACGCACAAGGTGCTAGTGGTAGAAACTATCCTTATGTAATTATTAGGTCAAACGCCATACTCACCTGCGCACAGCTCATTATGCCTTATGACCCAGAAAGAGGTCGTGAGGTAGAAGCGATGGCAATGAACGATGAAGGCACAGGACTGCTTGATAAAGTAAAGCGTGGTGAGTTCGTACTAGACTCGGATACATCTGCTGAAAAGAACCAAGGTGTGGTCAGACAGATTTCCCTAAATGGCTCTACTACAGGTGGCATTATAGATGTTACCAACGTTACGCATCCAATGACCAGGTTCGATGACATTCGTGTGGTCATTTCTACAGGCGGTACATTTACCGCAGGTACTTCATCGTCTGTAAAGTACGATGTATTCGTTGCTGATGACACTGGACTGCGAAGGACTAGGACCGTAGAGAATGAAGTAGTTACAGGCGTGTTTCAACCTGCTGCCTATGGGCTTTCTATCAGGTTTAGCGAAGGTGTGTATGTTGCTGATGATGAATGGGGTATCACTGTAATGGGTGGACATACCAACGAGACTGGTACAGTGAAGAGCGGTCAAGTCGTTAGATGATATCGTACACCAATACGATCAAAGAGAACGTTCTTGATTCGCTAGATAAGATTGTTGGTGATGAGTTTACGGATATCCCTGTTTTTTATGACTTAGATGTTATTGCTAGGGGAAATACGTTCTTTGTTTTCCAACCACAGACAGATGAGTTGTTAGAGCAAAGAGTTTCTAGCGATGTCAGAGAGTTCACTGTGCTAATCAGATTGTTTCGTAAATCAGCAGGAGATCACAGGAAGCATACAGAGCTTGACCCAGTCACGAAGACTATTGAAAGACTTAAAAGATTAATTGCAAACAACTCGGATTACACTCCAAGTTCAACTTATAAATGGCACGATGGTCGCATTACCAGTATTGACTATCAGGTAGATAACGAAGATTTGCCTGAATATAAAATCATAGATGTAACCTTTGCGTGTGTAGTAGAGGAAGTATTATCATGAAAGTAAAAGCAATAAAACCAATACCGAACCATAGTTCATTTATGGGATTTTCTATAAATGATTGGAATAATTTAAATGCAGGTGCGGTAGTCGATATAGATTCTATACCTGAAGCAGGTAAGGAATATGTAGAAAAATTTAAAGAACCTAAAAAAGTTAAGAAAGAGAAAGGTAAATAATTATGGCTCTCGATGGACAGGCGTTAAGCCCAAAACAATTTAAATTAGGCTTTAGTTCTGAGGGTAAAATCGGAGCAGGTAAAGCCACCATGACAGCAGATGACCTTACGTTTGCTGATGGAGGAGCTACTATAGTTGATGGCTCTGCAAATTTTCTAACTAGCGGATTTGGTGTGGATATGTATATCACAGTAAGTGGTAGTAATAGTAACGATGGAACATATTTAGTGACAACTGCTGCGGCAGGGACATTGACTTGCGCAGGTGAAACATTTACTTCTGAAGTAAATACTTCAAATGTCACAATAGCTACCTGTTATCAACTGATTAACATTGATTCGATTGAAATGCCATCATTTAACCCTACTCAAGTATTTGATGTAAGATCTAGCGATGCTAGGGTTGCCAAACTTAGCGATGCATATACAAGTCAAAAAGCTGTACAGCATGAGGTCAGCTTCTCAGGCACAGCAGATTCTACAGTTCTACCATTGCTTTTAGAGCATATGTTTGCTGTTGACAAAGAACAGCTCTCATCAAACCCACTTGTCAATGCATATGACTTGATAAGCTCATACACTCCTAATGAATTAGAACATAATGCAACAAGTGATATTCATAAAACATTGTCAGTTGCAATTTTTTCTCCTGAAGCAGGTAATGACCATTCGATAGTTATGGCAGGAGTTACTCTAACATCATTAACAATTAATGGAGATATGGGTACTGAGAATGGTAGAGTAAAGATAAGTGGTACCTTTAAATCAGGCTATAAACCTAGTGTTGGTCAAGCTAGACCATCTACGAGAGATTATGGTACTACTTACTACTACCTTACCACAATGAATACTAAGAAAACTGTTGCGAATAAAGCGGACAGTGTATTACAATCTCTGTCAATAAACATGGAAAATCCATCTGAATACTTAGGGTACCAAGGCAGTGATGCTGATCCACAGGCAATCGCAAGATCGATTCCTGAACTTGGCGTTACGATTGATGCTACTGTGAAGTACGATGACAATACAGCAGATATGCACGACTCTCTCTTGCAGGGAACTACAGTTGCAACAGAGCTTTCTAATAACGCAACATTTACAAGCGCTACCACATTTGGTGTACAAGCAAGTAACTGTAAGATAACATCAGTAGCTTTCAATGAGGCTGCAGCGATGATGTTGGATGTTAGTATGAAGGTTCTTGCTCCTAGTTCAGGTGATATGATAAGAATAATTACCTAGTGATTGTAAAAACCAAAAAAGGTGAATTTGAAGTAGAGCCTATTAATTTTAAAGATAGGCGTGAGCTTCACCGCAAAGAGATTAAAGTGTATTGGGATAATAAGCTCGATACCGATGCCTACTATGAGCTTCTTGACTGGGTTATGAACAAAGCGTTTAAAAATCCTGAAGAAGCTCTTGGTAAGTTTAAAGATGAAGAAACAGATGATATACTCGCTGCGATCTACCAAGAATATAAAGGTGTCTCTAAAAAAAAGAGTTAGCCTACCGAATTAATACTTGGTACAGCTATTTTGGTTTTAACGAATCCCTTCTACCTACCATAGGCGAATACACAGCACACTCGCCAACCTTAAACAAGCCGATTACATATACTTCTTCTGAGATTTGGGAAGAGGTATATCGTGTTGTGTCTGAAGACGAAAAGCGTAAGTTCACTCCAGGACAGAACCTGTATTACAATATACCTCACTTTGCTAATCCATTGTTCTTTAAGGATCAGGAGGTTGAGTTCGATATACAAGAATACGCTTACATCAAGAAGTTTAATATTCCACCTGCTAAATGCATAGATGAGGCAGACATGAATCGTCTCGTAGTCTATTCGATTATAGATGAAGAACTAACCGCTTGTGACAAACGCATGAAGGAAAAGAACAATGGCAGTTGATAGAAATGAACTGATATTACATTTTAAATACCAAGCAGGAAGAGCTAATGCAGGTATTGATAATACCAATAAAAAAATTGGTGGATTAAGAGTTAGTACATCTGGCTTAAGGCGATCTGTCGGAGCATTAAGAAATAATTTGCTATTGGTGAGCTTTGCATTTGGAGCGGTAACAACTTCAATCGCAAAGCTTATAAGTGCTTCTACAAGATTTGAGTCTATAAAAACAAGACTAGTTGGCTTAACAGGTTCTGTAGAAAATGCTGAAAAAGCTTTTGCGAATTTTAATGAAGTTGCAGCAACCACTCCTTTTAGTCTTGAAGATGTAGTAAATGCAGGTGCGCAATTAAAAGCTTTTGGTGCTGATGCAAATGCATTAATTAAGCCAATTACAGACCTAGCTGCATTTATGGGCACAACTGCAGTAGAAGCTGCTAATTCATTTGGTAGAGCCTTTGCAGGTGGCGCAGGAGCTGCGGACATTCTTAGAGAGCGTGGAATACTTAATATTATAAAAAGCTCTCAAGGTATAGAAGACTTGTCAAAAGTAACGCTACCTGAATTTAGAGAAGCTTTAATATCCGCTATGAAAGATCCTGTTGTTGGAATAGCAGGTAGCACAGATAGACTTTCAAAAACCTTTGAAGGTGCTACTTCAAATATGAGAGACTCAATAACAAGACTTTCTGTTGCTACTGGAGATGCTCTTAAAGATTTTTTCCAGATGGATAAAGTTGTTGCTGCTATTGGAAAAAGAGCAAGTGAGATGGCACAAAATTTAACGCTTGTAAATAATCCAGTTGAAGCACTATCTGCAAGAATAAAAGCTCTTGGGCTTAATAATGAAAGCCTAGCTAAAGCGACTGAGAAAATCGAAGTTGATGAGCTTAAGCAGGATATAATTGAAGAAGACCAAGCAATAGCAGATCTAGCAGGTAACATTAAAATATTAAGAAGCGACTTGCTTGGAATACAAGATAATTTTAAGAGAACCTCAAATACTATCAGAGTTATGGGGACTACTACAAAATTAAGCAATGTAGAATTTATACAATCTACAAAAAATTTTAAAGAATTAGCTGACGTTATTGATCCTGCTATAGATAAGATGAGCAAGTTAATAGAAAGAGCTAAAGGTACAGATGCTCTTTCTAAATTAGTTCCTGATTTAGAAAAATTAGTAGAACTAAGAAAACTTTTACAAGTTCAAGATGAAGAACTTCAAGATGTTAGTCTCTTACCTGACTTTGAATTACCTGACCCTGTAATGTTTGCTGATACAGTACTTGCATATGAAGGCTTAAAAGAGTCAATAAAATTTACACATCAAGAAGTAAGTGCGTTAAATATGGAGCTTGTTGAGCAAGATGCTCAAGTCATAAAAAACAGCAACTCTTTAGACTTTTTAGATAGCTCTCAAAAAGCAATTTTACAAGGCGTTCAGGGTATAAGTAGTAATATGGCTACTGCAATATTGAATGCACAAAACATGAGAGATGCATTTGTTAGTGCGCTAAAAGCAATGGCTGCGGAAGTAATGGCACAAGCTGCCACGTTTGCTTTACTAAATTTTTTTACTGGTGGAGCATTTGGAAAAGGAACAAAGTTTTTAGACTTTGCTTTTGGTCATACAGGTGGACTTATTACTGATAGTGGTGTGCAAAAATTTGCTACAGGTGGACTGATATCTGGTCAGGACAATGTACCAATTATGGCTCAAGCAGGTGAGTTTGTAATGCAACGTAGCGCAGTGCAATCTATAGGTTTAAATAATCTTGCAAGTATGAATGAGACAGGACAAGCAGCTAATGTGATAAACGTAAGCATTAATGGCGGTATCGTTGATGAGGGTTATGTGAGAAACACATTACTTCCTGCGCTATCTACTGAAGGTGTAAGTATTGCTTAGTTTTAGCACAGACCTTGTAAACAAACTAAGTAAAGATTCAACAAATGCCATATTCTTACTTAGGCTGTATTATGGCAATGAGACCAATTTTACAGGATTTTCTACTATTGATTACACCGATGGGAGCGATATCTACTTCGGAGCAATCGTATCTTTAGGTGACTATTCTCAAAGTCTAAGCTTCTTTGGATTCAATGGAAGAACCAATCTTCTTACAGTTAAAATTGCTAACACAGATTTCTTAGAAGATAAAAAAAGATTCTCTGACTTAATAGGTACGAATGCATACGATAATAGAAAGTGGGAGCTGTACGTTATACCTAGTGATGGCTCTGTGTCAAAGCAATTAATTGGTGTTGGTGTTATTAGTGGCAACTTTGATTACGACCATAAAACAATCAATATAAAGCTAAATGATTTTTCTAAGGGCATAGATACCACCTTACCAAGAACAGTCATCAGAGAAGACGATACTGCTAATGACTTTCACTACGCACCTGAAGAAAACTTTAACAAGCCAATACCAATGTTATTTGGAGATCATTCACATACAACAGATTACGATGAAACATCTTTTAATAATAGCGATGGGATAGAACGATGGGCTACCAGATCAAAAGTTCCTGCTATTGTTGTTAATTCATATGATACAGGCACAAATAAAATTATCGCTAAAGCAGATACAGAAGCATTGCACACCTTGAATAATGTTACAGTATACTTTGGAAAGGATGGTGTATATAGTGCATTGAATCCAAGCAATGTTACAGTATCAGCATCTGATGCAAAGATAAGTTTTTCAGGCACAAGAGCTTATGCGATGATGGGTCTTATAATGGATAGTGCTACAAATAGTAGCTATACAAAAGATAAATTTGTAGAAACCACTCTTGAGAAAAATGCAAACGTAGGGAATCAAGAGCTTTTTGTTTTTGGAGTTCCAAAGGTACCAAACCTAGGAACCATGATAACCAACCCTGTAAAAGCATTCGTCATTGGTAAGAATGTTTCAGGTTCTGATAGTGTGGATATTAATTACAAAGTTGATGATACAGAGGTTAGTTCACAGGATCAAGCTGTTGGTAATGGAACTAGAGTTTTGTTAGGCGGTATTGGTTCTGATGGCGTGGATATATCAGGTGGGTATACTGCAACGCAAGAATCTGGATGGGACTTAGAATCTAAGCTACAAATGTTTGTTGAGCTAACAGGTGGTGATGCTGATATAAACGTAGACCAAGCTTGGATACAGATTGAATATGATGCTGATGATACTGTTAATAAGACAGTGTACACTGAAGAAGTATTTTTTAGAGAAGACCCTTATTATAGTGGAGATAAAGGTAATTTTGAGACTCAAAAAATTGCAAGAAGAGTCGATGTGTTTGACCAAGTCCAAACAATATACATATCAGGAAAAGGCAGAAAGTTCACTGCAGCAATGACGAGTAGCAGATCGCATAGCTTTACAACAAGCGATTTAATCGAACACCCTGTATTTGTTATTGAGAATATTTTAAGAACAGAATTAGGTCTAACTGACACAAATATCAATACCTCAAATTTTGATAGTATTTATAGTGCTACCACAACATATAAAGCAGCTTTTAGTCAGTATGAATTTATTAGTGCGATGGATTTAATTGATGATATATGTAAACAATTCTGTCTTTATTTTTTCTTTGATAGTCAAGGTAAGGCAACTATCAAAAACTTAAAACTTAAAGCTTCTTATACTTCTGCTGATTTTACAATTGACTTTAATGAGGTTCAGTTAAGCAATATTTCTAAGACACCTTTAAATCAAGTAAAGACAAATATAAGGGTTGAGTTTGATCATGATTATTCTACGAGTAAAAATAGGTTAAATGTACAAACATCGTCTAGTACTAAAGCTGATTTTAATATGAACAATGAAACAAATATGATTGTGGATGCTAATAAGATTCGTTTTAATGTTGAAGGAACAAGTTTGGCTAATGCTAAATCGATTCCGTCTACAATATTAGATTTATACGAAGACATACACCAAGAGCGTAAAAATATTATAAACTTAAACACATTGAAACCTGAGTATTTAAAAGCTGAGATTGGAGACATAGTGCAAATATCAAACGTCCCTAGTGATATAAAGCTTTTTGGAACTGCAATTAGCTCACAATTTTTTATGATAACTAAAGTATCGAGAAAAATAAATCAAGTTTCAATGGAATTAACACAGGTCTCATAATGGCAAAGAAATTCATATACGATTCAGCAGGAACACATAGCGCAACCCTAACCGATGGTACAGTATCAGGAAGTACTTTTAGTGTGTCAACATCAATGACCAACGAGATATTTGCAAATGATCAGAACATATCTAACGCTATAACATCGTACAATGTAGATGATGCAATACGCTTTGGATTTTCTTCTGCGCAAACTATAGATACAGTTGCATTGTATTTTACAGGTACAAGTGCAGGAAGACTTGATATATTTCCTGATGGTGGTACTGCAACAAGTCTTGGTTCGACTGCAGGTAACGATGCATCACTTAGTGCAGGTTGGAATATCTTAGATATCACAGAAGCAAGTAACGATAATTGGTTCTTGGTTGCAACTGTCGCTGAAGTTACAAATCTATCTGAAGTTATATTAGGAAAAACCTTGACATTCCCATTCAATCCAAATTTAAATAGTAAAGAATCTAAACAGTTCGGTGTTGATGTCGTAGAATCTTTTGGTGGTAACGAGTACGCAAATAAAAGACACGATGGTAAGCGTATGTGGGAGATATCTTTTAGCAACTTATCAGAAACAGATAAAACAAATTTTGAATCAATGCGAGATGCAATCAGTACAAACTTCCTAAAGTTCCTGTACTATGACGATAGTAGCTACTATTGGGTAAGGGCTTTGAAGGGTAGCTTTGAGTTTACTGAGGTTGCATATCAGGCTTATAATATGAACGTTAAAATGATAGAGCAGTTAGCGTAATGGCAGCGAATACATCACTTACCGATACTTCGATCAGTGCAGGTTATACACAACTTCTTCACGTAGGGGACACAGATGGTGTACACGCATCCACAAATCGTGTAGTATTTGATGGAGATGGCACCACAACAGCGTTAGAAATCAGCGGAGCAAATGTAGGAGCAAAGTCAGGAACATCGTTACTCCAGGGTGGAGTCGTTATTACCTCAAGTGCTGCAGAGCTAAATATACTAACAGGAGTAACTAGCACAAATGCCGAGCTTAATATACTCGATGGGGTCACAAGCACGACAGCCGAGCTTAACATATTAGACGGAGTTACATCTACTACTGCAGAGCTTAACATATTAGACGGAGTTACATCTACTACTGCAGAGCTTAATATATTAGATGGTGTAACGTCTACCGCTACGGAATTAAACATACTCGATGGAGCTACACTATCAGTCACAGAACTAAATATACTTGATGGATTAACCGCTAGTACATCTGAAATAAATCAACTAACAGGTAAAACTGTAGGTGGTACTTCGACTGGCGATATTGTTGATATTAGCTCAACGCAAACTTTGACAAATAAAACGATAGATTATTCAAGTATCGCAAATGTCGTAATCACATCAAGCGATATTCAAAACGCTACAATAACAGGAACCGATATTGCATCAGCCACAGTATCAGGATCTAATATAGCATCAGGAACAATTACCGCTTCAAATATCACTAACGCTACCATCACAGGAAGCAAAATAGCTTCTGCTACAATTACAGGTTCTAACATAGGCAGTGGGACAATAACTGCTTCCAATATAACAAATGCTACAATTACTGGAGGCAAGATTGCTTCTGCAACAATTACAGGTTCTAATATTGGGGCGGGTACAATCACAGCAACAAACATAACTGATGCAACTATCACTGGTACAAAGATTGCTTCTGCAACTATCAGTGGTTCAAATATTGGTTCAGGTACTATTACAGCTACAAACATAACTTCATCTACCATCACTGCAACTCAAATAGCAAATGCAGCTATCACTGCAGGTAAGATTGGAACATCAGCGGTAACAAGTGGTAAAATAGCATCTTCAGCAGTAACAACTGGTAAGATAGCAGATGGTGCTATAACAGCAGGTAAGATTGGAGATCTTGAAATCACTGCAGGTAAAATTGCTAATTTGACAATAACATCTGCAAATATATCAAATTTAACTATCAACAACGATAAGATTGCTACAAACACTATTGATGGTGCTGATAAAATTGCTTTGAACTCTATTACTGCAGCAGTTATTGCTGCCGATACTATAACAGCTTCTGAAATTGCTACTGGAACTATAACTGCATCTGAAATTGCTGCAGGAACAATCACAGCATCTAAAATTGCCTCAAGCACAATAACAGCTACACAAATTGACACTAGCACAATTAATGCAACACACATAACTCTTGGTGGTAATGATTTACAAGATCTTTTATTTGTAGGGTTATTTGGTGATGGCTCAGATGGCTCTGCAACTGTATCTGGTAACATAACCCTAACAGAAGATAAATATTACACGAACTTAGATGTTGGAGCTACTATAAACACAGGCGGACATCGCATATTTGTATCTGGCACACTTACAATGCAATCTAGCGGTAAAATTGTAAACAATGGTGGAAATGGTGGTAATGGTGGTTCTGAAGATGGTGGATCTAGAGGCTCAGGTGCATCAGAAGGAACTTTGCGAGGTGGAGGTAATGGAGGTCTTGGTGGAAGCAGTGATTTTAATGGTGGAACTGGGGTTAGTGCTGATCCTTGTATAAATTCTAATAATGGTTCAGCAGGTGGTGCAGGACAAACTTTAGCAGGTGGCACATCCGCAGGTAGTGGTGGTACTGCAGGTGGTGCAACTGTGAAGAAGACTAATTTTGCACATACCGATCCAAGCGTACTGTTTACTATGCGTGATTTATATGGAGTTGATGATACACCAAAAACTATTAGACCTTCTTGCGGAGGAGGAGGCGGAGGCGGTGGCGGAGGTAAAGCTGCTGATGGTCATGGTGGTGGCGGAGGCGGAGGCGGAGGTGGCTTCGTTGTCATTGGCGCAAAAACAATAACATTGAATAGCGGTGCAAAGTTTGAAGCTAAAGGTGGCACAGGTGGCAATGGATTTACAGGGTCTGGTGCAGATGGAGATGGTGGTGGCGGTGGAGGTGGTAATGGCGGTGCTGTTGTTATCGTATCAACAACAAATGTCTCATCAAGTTTTGTAGATGTGACTGGTGGCGCAGGTGGGACTTCTTCTGGAGGCACTAATGGAACAGCAGGTTCTAGCGGTACGTTCATTATGCGACAAATATGATTCTATATACAGACACGATCGGTCTGAATGCACCCACAGAAGGGTTTATCAATTCTTCGGCATCAATAGACTTCGGTGATAATACCTCGTTATTTTCTTTAGAAGTGCGAAAATTTGGTAGTATTGCTACCTCGTCATTTCAATCCGATTATACTACAAAGACACCAAGCGTTCTATATGATTACAGGAATACACTGCAAACAGACTTTACAAGCTTAAAGACATTTGAGACTTCAGCAAATGAAACCTTTTATACATCAAACAATAAACTCTTTAAAACTGCGGATGCAGGTACTGATATTGGACTTCGCTACGAATTTACTGATACATCTACATTCGATTTCATTGCATTTCATGCTCCTACTGTCAATACTGCTGCAACTGTAAAAGTATTCGCTACTGACAAAAACGTTATATTCTTGACATCTGCAAGTAAAACATTTCTTACTAGCAATGGCAATGTATTCTTAACCGCAGACAATCCAAATGACAGCTTGGGTCTTGTAAAGGAAAGTACAATATCGTCATCAGGGTGGACAATCATAGACTTTGGTTCTAGCCCTGTTACTACAGATATTGTTCTACTGCAATTATCAGGTAGCTTTGATGTAGAGCTTAGTGAAATCTTTATGGGTGAGCGTTATGAGCTACCAAGAAACTTTGAGGTAGGATTAAAGACTGGTGCAAAGCCCAGGACAAGCGTACTTGAAAGCTACAGTGGGTTTGAATATGCAAACAAAGAGAATGACGATGAAGAATTCTATCAATATCAATTTAGTCTAGCCAGTGAGACTGTCAAAGATTCTATTAGAAATATTATAGATAAAGGCAAAGACCAACGTATACTTATTGAAGACGATAGTGAATATCGATATGCGTTCTCATCGAACAATCCTTTTGTTGCTACCGAGGTCGCATCAGGGCTGTACGATATACAGCTAAACTTCACTAACGATAGAGCTTAAGTGCGTAGCTACAGACTCATACAATTCACGCTTTTCTTCATTTAGAAGATCAACATAATACTTTACAGTTATATCAACGCTTGTGTGGTCCAAAAACTTGGACACATGAAATATTGAAGCCCCTTGGCGTAACAATATTGCCCCTGAAGCCTTTCTTAAATCGTGTGCAGTAAACTGTATACCAGTCTCATCTCTTAAAGATTCAAACCTGTTTCTAACGTATGAATCGGTGTAGGGTATCGGTGATTCTCTGTCCATCCAATTATACAATATATCCATGACAGATTGCGATACGCTAACCCAAGACTTTCTGTTGCCTTTGCGTGTCATAGATATGCGATTGTTCATAAAATCTACATCGTTCCATGTAAAGTTTTTTTGTAGCGGTTCAGATATCCTTGCGCCCGTTAATAGATAAAATCGTACAAGATTCTTTGTATCCCCTGTGGCTGTATTAATTAGAGTCTTGATATCATCGTCAGATAATACATTGATTTTCTTCTTAGCAATTTTATAATAAGATATTACAGGCTCAGATTGTATTTTTTTGCGACTGATAGCCCAAGAGAATGCACTTTTTATTGCCCTAAGATCACCATTAACTCCATTCGCTTTACGATGGTTGTTTTTATCCTTATATAATTCAATGTTTATACTTTCAACTTTAATACTACTAGAAAAACATTTTATAAGATTATTTAAAGAAGTGCAATACCTTTTATATGTATGTTCGCTTCTATTCTTTTTGATAAACGTAAGAAACTCATCTTTAAGTTCTTCTAAAGTATAATTATTGTTGAACTTACGAGGTATTTCAATTTGCAGTTTGTTTGCATCTATAATGCTATTGACACGATTAAAATAACTTTTAGCTCTAGACTTTCCAGTAATTACACGCTTTACCTGTTTTCCCAGGTCAGGATCTTGATAAGTTATGCGATACTTGTCGTTTTGTAATTTTATAATTTTAGACATAAAAACTCTCCATTGTTTGTTTTAATATATGATTGTAAACAAATTGGTTGCAAGTAATATTTGACATTTTGTATACTTAGCAAAAGGAAAGGACTTGTTTTGAACCATTTAGAGAGAATAAAACAAAAACTAAAAGACGAAGAGCGCAGCCAAAGATGGTTGGCTCGAAAATTAAATAAAAGCCATAGTTTAGTGCATATGATGCTTAAGGGTCAAAGAACTATGGATAGCCAAACACGAATCGATATTGCAAATGTACTTGGCGAAGAACCTGAAAGTTTGTATAATGTATAGTCTAAATATGGGGAGCTATTCACCCTTTCGTTATAAAACCTACAACTCTCCCTTAGTTGAAAACCGATTAGCTCCCCACACGCCATGAGTAAGGGTATCATAAAATTTGAGTCTAAAGATGAAAAGATGTCTATGTTAGAATACATCTTAAGAGTGTTAGACAAAAAAGGGATTAATTACACAGTTAAAAAGAAAGATCAACTTCATATTGTTGACACAGATGAAGGCTCAGATATATTTTTATTTGAGGAAATCATGAAAAAAGCTGAGAGGAGAGGCTATGAAAACTTCGTTGATTAATTTTCTTATGGACCTAGCACATTTTATTGTGTTTGAGTCTTGGAAAAACGTAGAAACCATACTAATAGTAGTATTAGCTCTACTATTAGTTATAACCAATTGCTAAAGGAGAAACGTATGGCAACTAAAAAAGAGACCACGTTACCTAAGACATTTGTAACGAATGAGCTAGAGGTAAAATGGTCGCATTTACATAAACCTGATGTGTTTTTTGGTACTCCAGGAGACCATAACATTAGCGTAGTAATTACTCCTGAATTAAAGAAAGAGATGGATGCTTGGAAAAAGTCGTCAGGTGCTAAAAAGATAAATGGACAGACAAAGACTGAAGATGGAACCGATATTTTGAAAGTAAAATCCAAGACATACACCGCAGGTGAAAACCCAAAAACAAGTTTTCCTTGCGTTGATGCAGGAGCAAAGGAAACAGACGATACACCTTTTGGTGGCGATATTGTTAAGTTAATGATTGCACCTAGATTAAACGATAGAGATAATTCTATGAGCCTATGGCTTTCAGGATGTCAGATCGTAAAATCAGGTGGCAGAACAACAGGGTTTGTACCAGTCGATGGATTCACCGCAGAATCGGATTCGGATACTGAGCAAGAAGATTTACCTTTCTAAGCTCAAGAACGAACCGAAACACATAATACAAAAACTACAACAGGAGTTAGATAATGCCATCAAAGAGCAGTCGCAAGGGTTACGCCTACGAGAGAGAACTATTAGAACAACTGACTGACGAGGGATTCGAGTGTCAGAGAGCGTGGGGTAGTGATGGTCGCTCGATGGGTGTAGAACCTGATGTTGACTTGATTGCTGATGGTATTAAAATCCAAGCCAAGCGCAGGAAAGCCATTCCGAAGTGGCTTGAGCTTGGAAGCTGTGATGTAGTGATGTTCAGAGGGGATCATCGTGAAAGCTTTGCGGTGATCCCTATGAAAGAATATGTTCGGCTATTGTCCGCTGATAAATAAGACCTGTGCATTTGGAGCTAAACATAAAGGCAATTTTGTCTGTGGCTTTCAAACAGGTGAGAACAGAATTAAATACATGACTAGGTGTCCTGTAAAAAAGATTTGGCAACAGCATTTAAAAAAAGTGTAATTATTGGGATTGGCGTTTTAATAATTAATTTTTTAACAAGGGTATTATAATAATACGAGTTGTTGCCAAAAACATTCACATACGAAAGGTAAAACATGGCTAAAGTTAAAAGACATTGGAAATATAAAGGTCTTTCTGATCCATTATACATAAAGGAAAAAAAGGAGTTCTTTAAGAAAGGTGGTAATGGATGGTGGCATTTCATAGGTTTTAAGGATTATAAATTAGAAAGAGAGCAGAATGCCAAACAAGAAGGCTAAAGAACGTAAGCGCAAAAGAATACTTTTGAACAAGCAGTTAAATGCTAATGGGAGAACTGCAAAGCAAATACAACGCAAACAGAAAAAGAAAGGAGTGAATGATGGTGCAAGAAAACTATATCGCTAAGATGGAGAAAAAGTACCCAAACATGACGAAGAGGTACAAAGAAATAATGGAAGCACAATACGAGACATTTTGTCGAAAACAACACGACTATGGTAGCTCGAATATAAGTCTCGGCGGCAATATGAGGGTTCAAGAAGATCGAAGAATGAGTTTAAAGGCATTGGTGATTCGTATGAATGACAAAGCGAACAGATTGATGACCATCTTATTTAAGAATGATGGTAAGAACGCAGTAAAGAATGAGACCTACATTGATGCATTTCAGGATACAAGTGTATATGGAATCATTGCACAGCTCGTAGATGAGGGAGTCTGGGGAAAATGAGATGGAAAAAATATACCAGAGTTGAAAAAATCAAGCCAATACCTGGAATTTATGCAATGTACGATGCCAATGACGAGCTTATATATATAGGTCAGTCAAAGAATGTAAGAGGACGTATATACAAGCACCCTAAAAGGGGTAAATTAGCTT